TTTTCATACAAAAAGGAAATTCTTTGTCTATCTGACAGATACTGGACCTGTTGCAAAAGGTGCAGTTAGGGATATTGTTAATATTATCAAACAAGATAATTTCAAAGCAGTATATGGAGAACAAGAATGGCTCAAAGAAAATGAAACAGAAGGACTTTTTATTGTTAAATTGACATGCTGGGCAAATCTTAATAAACCATATACAAAAACAGTTATCATCCGCGCACTTGGTGCTGGTCAACAGGTTCGTGGATTAAATATTGATAATAATCGACCTGATGATCTTACATGTGATGACGTTGAAGATGATGAAATTGTTAATACAGAAGAACAAAGAAAAAAATTCATCAAATGGCTCTATGGCACAGTCTTCAAAGCATGTGCCAGGGACCATACAAAAATCTATATTGGAAATCTCATCAGCAATGATTGTGTTCTAAAGAAACTTCTTGAAGATCAAAATTGGTTTGCTGTCAGATATGGTGCAATCAAATCTGACGGAACTCCACTTTGGCCAGAGAAATTCCCAATAGTAGAACTTGCAAAAGAATTTCAAGAATTCAAACGAATGGGGCTTCTTTCTCGTTGGTTTGCAGAAATGATGAATATGCCAATGCCAGAAGGCTTGGCAATTATCAGAATTGATGAAATAGAATTTCGCCCTGCACGTGTACCTGGTGATCTTGAACTTGGCTTTATTGTTATTGATCCTGCAATCTCACAAAAAACTCATGCAAACAATACAGCAATTACAGTTCATGGATTTGTAGAAAATAGATGGCAAATTGTAGAAACATCTTGTGGTAAGCTTGATCCAATTCAAACATTCTGGGAAATGGTGCGACTTTGCACATATTGGAAAATTAGTCTTGTAGGAATTGAAAACACTGCATTTCAAGCATCTTTGCAATTCTTCTATCCTCTTCTTCTTGGACAATATAGGCAACTTGGAATTCAAATTGTTCCTCTTGAAGCAAGTGGAAGAAAAACTGAAAGAATTCTTGCATGGGCATCTTGGTTGAAAGATAAAACATATGTTCTATCAGAAAATGATACAGCACAAACAACTCAGCTTCTTCTCTACGATACATCAAAAAAAGAGAATGAAGATGATAACATTGATAGTGCATCTTATGGATTGCAAATGATTTCAAAATATTTAGGAATGATGTCACTTTCACTTGACACTTCCGGCCGGGGGTATCAAGACTCTACTGTAGTATGTGCAATATGAAGGAATAGAAGTGGCGCTTTTTGGATCATTTGTTATGTTCGGTTCTAAAAAATCTAAAAAGATAAATATTCCTTTTGATTCAGCACTTGAAGGTTTAGATTCTACAAATAGAATTCTCAAAAGAGCAGATGAAGCACTTGTAGGACTTCCAAGAAATCATCCGTTCAAGAATGAAGAAAATCATAGGAGATTGCTTGAACATGTAAAGCATAGACTTTTTGTTGGCACAGAATTGCGAAATTCTCTTCGTGAAAGATTTCGTATTATTGATCAAGATGTTAATGGTTATATAAATTATGACAGCGCTGACCGCAAACGTAAACGTGATAATGCCCGCGGAAAAGCACGTAAACCTACGGATATGATTATTCCTGTTGCTGATGCAAAGATTGATGAACTTGTTACATTTTTAATGCAAGTATTTTGGCCAAATGATGGTATGCATAATGCATATGCAAATTATAAAGATCAAGCAATTGCAAATTCATTTGCGCTTTTAATGAACAAACATGGAGAACATTATCGACATTATATGAAAGTTGAACAGTGGTTTTATACTGGAATGAAATATAACATTGCAGCAATTTATGCAGATTGGGAAGAAACGAAAGGAGCAAAACTTAAAGTTGATGCCGCACAAGGTGTCGAATTTGAAGATGGAACAATTTTTGAAGGAAATAATTTGTATAATATGGATCAGTATAATTTTTTCTTTGATCCATCTGTTCATCCCGTTGACGTTGCAGAACATGGTGAGTTTGCTGGCGAAGTTAAAATGTATTCTTCTTGGGGAATTTTGAAACTTGCAAATGAAGGATTTTTAACAAATATGCAAGCTGCTGTTTCAAGAGGAAAAGGTGAACAAGTTTGGTATCAAGCACAACCAACAGTAAGATATGATTTTGGATCTAGTACAAATAATAATGAGGTAACTGATTGGCACGCATGGAGCAATAATCGTGGCTCTATGACAATGAATGGAAATGAATTGGTTGTAGGACATTTTAGAGTTGTTCCAAGTGATTTTGGGCTTTCTCAATCTGAAAATATGGAAATTTGGAGACTTGGAATTCTTAATGGACATACAATTGTCCATGCAGAAAATAGAAACAGAGCACATCGCCGCCTTCCTTATTCAATTATTGTTCCACGTCCTGATAATCTATTCATGCAGAAGAAATCTCCTGCTGAAGATTTGCTTGATTTGCAGGGATTTGCAAGTTTCTTGATGAATTTGCATACACAAAGTTCAAGAAAAAATCTCTTTGGTATCACTGTTTATGATCCAAATTTTGCAGATCTGAAACAATCTGAAGGTGAAGTTTCTGCTCATATTCCTACAAAACGAAGTGTTGGACAAAATGGTAAAATTGAAGATTTTATTAAACAATTTAATGACAGTCCTGATACAGGTCCATTGATTGAACAAATTGGTAAAGTTATGGATATTCTTGAAGTCATTCTTCCTACAAATATCCTCAAACAAGTTACTGATCTTGACAGAGCAACAACTTATCAAGCTGCTGCTACTGTTCAAGGCACAAATCGTCGCTCCTTGAAAATGGCAAAAGTCATCAATGATCAAGGAATGACAACACTTCGCAGAATTATGATGTACAACATCATTGAACTTCAACCTGAAATCAAAATTATTGATCCTCGTAATGGGCAAGAGGTTGAAATTGTTCCTGCTAAATTGCGTGGAGTTGATTTAAATGCAATGATTGGTGAAGGACTGCAAAGTATTGATAAACTTATGATTATTCATCTTCTTCATGACGTAATCAATGCAATTCTTCAATCTCAACAAGCATCTCAAGAACTTGATATTGTTAATCTTCTAAATTATTGGACAACTCTAATTGGTGATAAAACTGATCTTAATCAATTCCGCAGATCTAAGCCAACTCTTGATCAAGTTATGCAACTTGCACAAACTGCTGGGCTTATTGAAGATGCAAAGAGTGTTAAAGCACAAACATTTGCTCAAGGATTGCAAGGAATGTATGGTGGAAATAATCAACAAGTAGTTGCAGCAAATAAAGGAAATGGTGCAGCCCCTCCTGGCGGAGTTCAGATGCCTCCTAATGGAACATTAATTCAATGACACTTGAAAATCCAATGATTGATGAACAGATGTGGGAGAGAATCCCAATTCCATTGAAGAAGCAATTGATTGAAAAACTTGATGATACACTTTTTATAGAATTTTGCAAAGCTGCTTCTCTTCAATTCAAAGAACAACTTGTTGATCTTCACGTAGACATGCCAGATGCTGATTTTAAACAACGTTATGCCCAACTTCAATTCATGTTCGCATTCTGGAATAATTTTCCAACATGGATCAAACTCAAAAAAGATGAGTTAATAGCATTGTCTCAATCAAGAGACGGCTAAGAGCCACAGCGGCCGGGGAACCCTCAAATGTCATCTTTCATTCCTGCTAATGGGCAGATGCCTCCGCAGCAGAATCAACTGCCGAACGGACAGCAGCAACAGACAACTCAGCAGACGAATAACAATGGAGATAACGACGATAGTTTTGTAGAACCATTTGACCCTGATCTGAGAACTAAATTAAAGAAACCTGATGCTTCGCAGCAACAACAGCAACAGACTTCGCAGCAGCACCAACAAACGCAGCAGCCGCAAGATGTTGCAAAAATGTTCAATGATCATATCAACAGTCTCGATTTTGGCTTCAAGGTTGATGCTGAAACGATGACTGCAATGATTAATGAAGGAAATACTGAAGGGTTTGTTGGTGCAATCAATTCTGCACTTCGCAATGTTTATAAAACAGCAATTCTTGATGCACAGAAAATGATGGCTGGTGTGAAAGAAGCTGCTGTCTCTGAAGCAAAGAAGACAGCAAATCAGTCTATCACAAATGTTCAAACTAAACAGCTTATTTCTGAGCATATTCCTCTTTATAAGACTAATCCAGGTGTTGCTCCAATTATTGAAAGTTCTGTCTCTCGTTATATGCAAGCAGGACTTACTGCACAAGAAGCAATTGATATGACAAAGAAATATATGAAGAAACTTGGAAATGCAATGAATCAAGAAGGATTTGTTGATGACGGCGATAACAATGGAAGAATTGGCCAGCAGTCACAGCGACGCGGCGGGCCGATGCAAATTGATGATTGGGTGAAGTTTGCCCAAACGTAAAATGGCATCAAAATCCTGCCAGAGCCAACCAGTTTGTAGAAATGGAGTAGTCCGATGGCCGTAAAAGGCATCTTTACTTCGGACCAGAATATTCCCGGCTCTCGCAGGGGAGATTTTGCGTCCGCTATTCTTCAGATGTTTCCTACGGGAAGTGCAACTCTCTATGCATTAACTAGTGGAATGGCATCTGCTGATGCTGTTGATCCAGTGATCACGTGGTTTGAGGAAAGTCACATTTCAGGACGTATGTTGATCACTGCATCTGCTGGCGTGCATACTGCAATCACTGTTGATGATGCATCTGCTATTACTGCAAATATCATTGCAATGGTGGAAGAGACTGGAGAATATGTCTTCATCTCTTCCATCAGTGGAAACAATTTGACTGTCACTCGTGCTTTTGCTGGTACAACTGCAACGTCAATCAGCAATGGAACGAGTTTCCATCTTCAGCGTATTGGATCTGCATTCGAGGAAGGTAGCAGCAGACCTGCTGGTGTTGCTAATCTCGGATATATGGTCTACAATATGATGCAGATCTTCCGTAATGTGTGGGATGTTACCCGCACAGCACGGGTGACTCAGTATCATACTGGAGATGTTGTTGCAAAGAATAAGCGCGACTGTATGCAGTTTCACAGTGAAGATATTGAGCGCTCGCTGTGGTTTGGTAAGCGTTGGTATGGAACACTGAATGGTCGTCCTTGGAGAATGATGAATGGACTTACGTCTATCATCACAACCAATGTGACTGCTGCTGGTGCAACTACCACCTACGCGCAGGTCAACACAGTCTTGCAGACTGTTTTTGAAAAGAATATTAAAGGCGCACCAAATGAACGGATTGCGTTCTGTGGAAACGGAGCGCTTACTGTTCTGAACAATATTGCTCGTCTGACAGGAAACAGCACTACTTACATCACTCCTGGTCAGACAGAATTTGGCATCAAAATCAACAAGTGGATGACTCCATTTGGTGATATCACTTTGATGACCCATCCATTGTTCAATGAAAATCCTACCTGGACGAAAAACATCTACATCTTGCATCCTGGCGCGATGAGGATGAGATATCTTTCTCGTACAAGCACGGATGCTTACGATCGTGATGGTACTCGTGCTGGTGTTGACGGTGATTTCGGAGTTCTGACAACCGAGTGTTCTGTTGAATACGGAGTTGAAAGAACTGGTGCTCAGTTTACGGGTCTAACCGCCGCAGCTTAAGCCTCCCTGACCTTCGGTGCTGCGGTGAAACTGATGCAGGAAGTTAAGTCTGAAACGACTGGACTTCCTGCATCTTTTTCTTTAAATGCTGCTGAAAATTATTGGTATATTAGAAAGAAAGAAGCAGAAAGAAAAATTGATGAGAAATCGAGATTAGGGCTTACAATGTATGTAGACTTATATCAAGAAAGATTGAATAAAGCAATGTATTATATTAACAAGATTGCCACAGCCAAGAAAGAGAGTAGAAGTCATGACACAGTTTGAAATGAAGAAAGCTGTTTCTGGTCCTGATCAGATTTCTCCTGAAAAGGAAGAATTTGTTCCTGTTGTTTATGCTGCTCCAAATTACCCATTTTTGAAAGTTCATCTTGCTTCTGGTGAAATCAAATTTGATCATGGTGCTTGGACTGCCAGGACGGAACAAGAATATAAAGAAATGGAAAATCTTCTCAATATTATTCCATCCCATCGCGCAAATATTCAACGAGTTGATTTTGCAAAAGCAGAGGAAATTGCAAAGAGACATATGGCAAATCAACAAAGAAATAGAATTGGTCAAACTGTAACTGCTGGAC